TTTTACTCGCTTGGGCTTTGGCTTTTTTTCAGTTTTACCCCCCATCATTTCAGCTAATACTTCCATGCATCTTGATATTCCATCCATGTCGCCATCCATCTTATCAGCTAACTCATCTATCGTTATTTTGCATTCCTGCTTTGCAGCTCTGTAACCATCTTCAATTCCGCAATGTATTAAAACAAGCGCATCATCCAAGCTCATATCAGCTCCTAAGCTATTAAGCCCAGCTAATGTTGTCCCTGTTTTCTTTGAGTATTTACGCAAAGCATTGAATCCAAATTTAATAGGGTATTTCTCCCCCCCTAATTCTACAAAAGTGTAATTTTCCATTTTTTCAAGTTTTTAAAAATACTCGCACCCAAACGCAACCCACCTGAAAAAAGGATGCGAATGGGGTATTGAGTATTAAGTTATTTATGCTACTGTCTGAGTTAATGCTCCTGATCCTGTAAAAGATATGCTATAAGTTGCTGTATCTTCCGTTGGTGCTGAAACGCTAAAAGCTGTTAGCCATGCTGTTCCTTTGTAATAAATATTCCCTGTGGTAGCGACTACACTTCCAAATTTTATAACTACTGATGTTCTTGTGAGTATATAACTATTGAGTGCATCATCTGCTCCATTTGTTAATGGGGTTGCTCCTGTATCTTGCCAAGCATAAGCTCCATCCACGCTTACATCCCAATTTCTTTGCCCTTCCATGCTCTCCGCCCATGCGTTACTCTCCTTATTTGAAATATCTCGGGTACTCATATTAACATTTAGAGTTCCACTTTGAGCATAAGCGATAAGTATGTTTGTGGTTGCATCAAATACTTTTATGTCAGTTCCGTTTATTGCTGTTGTTAAATTTGCCATTTTCTTTCTATTTTAATTAATTAATTTTTGTTTTTATAATTGACTTGCTGTTATATATAATGCTGCAATCGTTACACTTGTTACCCCTGAATAAGTAATTGCAATCGCTCCATCATTATTATTAAAGGCGGATCGCTTAAATGGGCCAATAAACGCCTCTGCTCCACTCTCAATTGCTATACTTGCATTTGCCTTTGTTAAATCCCCATAAATACTTGATTCAACACTTGTAGTCTGAGCTGTTATGGTTGCAGTTATAGTTCCTCCCCCACCATTTTTAATATTCAAAAAAGTAGAGCCGCCATTCTCAGCAGTATCTCCACCGCCAGCAGCAGCCGAATAGGTTACGCTACCCCCTGCCTCAGTTATTTGTTGGATTGTTAGTTCCGCCATCTTCTTTTATTTTTTTAGTTTTTTTCTTTTTTTCTTTTGGGGCTTCAATATGCTCTCCTTTTATCAACTCATCTAATTCTGATTCGATAGTAATCCAAACATAATTTCCACATGATATAGTTTTACCATGTCTTTTGCTTTTCCAATCTTTTATTAATTTGTATTCCATAATTTAATTATTTATTAATCTTATTCTAAAATTTAACGATTTTACATAAACACCATCATCATCATCTTTTACATCAAAATCCTCATTATAACTTAGATATTGTATGCCTTGAACAATAACTCCCTTATAAGTTCCATCTACCCTATCTAATGCTGTTCTAACCGCATCTGCAATATCAGATGCTTCTTCATAAGTTTGACTAAAACACATTACCGAGATAGCATTCTCATCTAAAGGGCTTACTCCATCCTTTATATCTGTTGGGGAATCTCCTGTTACTTGATAAACAGCAAAAGGAAATTCACTCCCTTGCATAGCTACATTGGGATAAATCCTATTCCCTATTAAAGCTCCAACAGGAGCATCATCACTTAATATCTCATATATTGCTTTCCCTACTAACATTTAATATCCTAAAGTTCCAAATTTTTGCATTCTTTTTTCATGTCTTTTAATTGCACTTGCTGCTATTTTGGTTGCTTCTTTAAATGCATCTATTGTCATTTTCATTTTATTATTATCCCAAGCTGGTTGCATATATTTTTGAGCTTTTCCTACTCCTTTTCCAAAAAACATAACCTCATCTCCATACTCTATAAAAGCTCCATAATATCCTGATTTTTCTTTGCTCTTAAAAGCACGCTTTACTCTTGGGCCTAAATATAATCCCATAAAGTTTTTAGTTTTTCTTGTTGTAAAGAACCCTAAGCTATTTTTTAATTGTCCTGTTTTTTTAGGCACTCTACTTTTTGCATCATTTAATGCTCCTTTTGCAATTTTTCTCCAAAGGGCTTTCCATAAATTATATTGTTTAATTTGTTTAGGTAATGATCCAAACATATTTGCAATTTCTTTTGCTCCTTGAATTTTAAAAGTTGCTTCAGCCATTAATCCTTTTCCTTTGTTATTATTTTTAAAAATCTTTCTCTACCTTCAATTTGTTCTATTGCTTGCAAATAATAATATTTTTTTACACCTCCCCATAAGTAATGTATCCTATGTGCCATTGCTGGCTCATCAACTCCATTTACAAAATCATCTAAATCCAAGTTTCTAATATAAAAATTAACTTTAGTTGTAGCTGTAATTTTATCAGCATCCTCCCCCTCATTTCCGCCCTTCCATTCTACTTTGGCCCAAACTTCTCTTACATCAACCCAATCACCCACTACACTTTCCCCATAAGTATTTATGGTTGTATGCGGCGCTTGAATAACTACTCTCCTATCAAGCTCTCCGATTAGCATGTTTGTACCTTAAATTGCTCTAATAAATATTGAGCCGATTTTGGTAATTCATTTACTGAATGTCCCACGACCACATTTTCTCTATTCTCATACCAATTTCCAATAGTTAAAAGTACCGCTTCTCTTATCCCCTCTGGAACATCACTTGCGGCAGAGCCATAACCTACTATGTATTTACATTGCACCGCACTTATTCTCTCTGCAAGTGTTGGAAAAGATTGGCTCGGTTTTAATCCTACTCTGGCAGGATTATGAGTTAAATCTGTTAAATAAACAGATGTCGCTAAAGTTTGAATAGCATTATCACTGTCATAGTATTTAATATGCAATGTGCTACTTACAGGGCTTTTAAATAAAGTTGCAATATCAGCCCATTTATCGCCATGTTGAGTAATAGTAGTATTAATAAAATAACGATTGGTAAATATTTGAGCAGATTCCGTTGCTGCACTTACAAGATTATCAATGTAAGTATCATCTGCCGTTGTATCTACCTTTAAATGGGTTTTAGCTTCAGCAGTTGTTAAAAGTGCTGTTGATGCCGCTATATCTACCGCAAAACTCTTTGCCATATCTTTAGTTTTAAAAAAAGGGGCGGCAGTTTATTACCACCCCTTAAATTATTAATGTCTAACTATTATTCAATTAAGCTGGCAAATGCAGTAGCATTTTGTACAGCTCCACCATCAAAAAGTCCAGTTACCACCATTCTTGGCTCTCCTGTATCGGCATTTGTATATGGGTCAAAAAGGAAATCTAATCCTCCAAATTGAGCAATATGTACCTTAGAAAAATCTCCAAATAAAACATTGTCTTTGTCCGCAGTTGCATCTGATGCTACATTAGATGAAACAAAGGCGTACATTCCATTGATAGTTTTATCTCTAAAATCATAAAGAGCGCTTACTGCACTTACCAGAACAGCCGCTTTAGCAGCCGCATAAGCATCAGCATCCATTAGCCAAGCCATTCTTGCTCCCTCATAAGTACCATCATTTCCAATATAAGTACCCTCCAATAAGTTTGCAGTAGCAGCACTAAAAACAGCACCAGTAGATGCAGCAGCAGCAGCAGCCATGATAGAAGTTGGTGCAGAGGTAACATTAGCTTCAGCCAATAATGCAGTTTCCAAAGTAGCAGCTATACTAAGAGCAATATTGCCTTGTAATGCAGATTCTAATCCTGGATTCTGTACGATTGATTCTTGGCTCATATCAACAACAGAGATTAGTTTCTTTGGCGATAAAGTTAGAGCCGTTAAATCACCAGCAGATGATACAGCAGAGCCACCAGTTTCAGCAATCCAAGATGATGCAACTGATGAAAATATAGGGAATTTCATATTATTTACTCCCCCGTAAAAATTTGCTCCAGCGGAAGTTAATACTAAATTACTTTCCAATTGGTCAGTAAAACTCATTGTATCTACACTATTAGTAGAAGATGTTGCCCAAGCTCTTGTTAAAACAGAAGATGGAATCGCAACTCCTTTAAAGCTTTGCCCTGTGTATCTTCCCTCATTTCTTGCTTCCTGATCCATTTCTTTGTAAATCCCAGAAACATTACCACTATAAGCTGCTCTCATAGCTCCTTGGAATGTAAATTTTTCCAAGTCCTTATCCGCTTTTGGCTCAACAGCCACGCCAGATATTAAAGCTGATTCTCTTAATGTTTTTTCAAGTTTCTCAGCTCTTTTAATTTTGGTGGAATAATCATCCGCCTTTGCCAATAAGGCATCAACATTTGTATTTTCCTCCTCTGTTAAATCACGATTATCCTCCGCTTCAGCAGTTTTTTGGATTACTTCCAATTCTCCTAAAGTTTCAGAACGCAATTCTTTAAGTTCTATACTTTTCATTTTTCTTTTTTTTAATTATTATTAACTTCTTTTCTTTAATTCAATCTTTAACTTTAGTAAACTTCTTTTTACTAAATCTTTTTCTTCTCTTTTATTTTCTTCTTTTTCTTTATATACAGCCAATGAGCGTTGTGCTAATGTTAAGTCGTCTGCATCTGGATATGCTGGGTAAGTTACAGGGCTAACATCATAAAGTTGTTTTACCTTGTTAATAGTCCTAACCTCTCCATCCTCAGTTGTTTCCCAAGAATCATCCTCAATTGTAAATGCGAATGAACTCTGGGTTATATCGCCACGCTCCATTGATATTATTAAATCTCTACCATAAGTTGTATCAGGAACATCAAATCCGAATGATAATCCTTTTTCAGTTTGCTCTAATTTTAGAGTTCCACTTGAAGTCCTTGCCAGCAATAAATTAGGATCATGATTTACTAATGCTCTTACATCATCATTTAAAACA